CTGACACATGAACAATGCCCTCTTTTATTGGACACCACGCTGTACTGAACGACAAGTCCAGTTGATTATCGCCGTGACTATTTATCCACCCCTCGTATTCAGACCACTTAGTGCCGTAGTGTTCGCAGTTCCAGTCATACCTGCTGTTGTCCATGTCCTTCGGGCATGGGTAGAGATTATCTAGTATCTGAAACTTATTACCTTCTTTAAGGTTCTGTGTAATCGCTGTGTAGAACAGGTGTAGCGTGTTGCTCTCACCGCTAATGATGAGGTTATTCTGACAGTTATTTGGCATGCTCTATCTCCTTGTTATGTGGTCGTTGTGTACAGCGTATCATGTGGTCGTGATAATGTTCCACGTGGAACATCTACCATGATGATGCGTAGGCAAACTCATACTCGTCAGGAACTTCCTTAACAAGAACACTAAGGTTATCTACTGTGTCTTGTAGGTCTTGGAAGTACCACGTGTCATACTCATTACCCCCAAAGAAAAAGCCCTCTTGGGTTGGCAGGAGTTGGTCTGCGTCCTGTTTCTTGTTTAACGCTTCTTGGCAAACAGCAATAAGTTCCTCTAGTTGTTCTCGGCGTACGAAGGCTTCACGACAGTCATCCTCGCCACCTTGACAGTTGTCTACGAACCATTTGTGGATTTGATTTGCCTTGCGCCATTGGCAAACCTTTATCTCTATGTAGATAGATGGCATAACGTCTGTTGCCCAAGCAGGCTTACCCAAACTTTGTAATACTTCGTAGTATTGGGTATTTGTCTCATCCCCAAACCTTTCAGTAGGTGAGAGGTACTTCCTTGCGTATAGCCATTGGTCTAGCCCCATGTTATTCTCCTTTTAGTTGTGTGGTCGTTGGTTATCCGTTTAGTTGGTTTAGTACTTTAGTAATCATCGCTGATAGCCCTGCCTCGTGGTCGGCGTATTCTCCGTCACCTTTGTATGCGTACTCCCACTCGTCAGTCAGGTTGTCGTAGATAGTTCCAGTAGGGAACTTTACTTCCTCACTATCTACATCGTGATACCAGTAGCCCTCGCTTGCGTTGTAGGCAATAATGTAGTGGTGTTCCTTTGCCGATGTTGTCCAGTCGCTCGGTTCTATTGTCATGCGTATTCTCCTATGTCTAAGAAGCCTGTGTTGTTCATCTCAGGGTCAGCAGATACTATTGCGTATGCGCCATCTGTGAACTCAATGACACAAGTAGGGTCGCTACCCTCGTACCAGCAAAGTAGTTCTAGTTCCTCTTTGGTAACTGAGCGTACATCTTTTATGGTCTTACCTACTAGTTCCTTTGCGTAATGCCCTATAAGTAACCGTGTCATACCTTTGCCCCTTTTGTCGTTAGTCTATTTTTACTGTGTCTATAAACGTAGCAAGTGTTATTGCTATGTAGTTCTTACACCTTGTTGCCCATTGTTTACTGTCCTCGTCAAAGAGTGTGCTGTGAATATCTAAGTAGTCAATAAGACCTGTCAGGTCTGCCACTATCTCTGACTGAGTGTTGTATAGTTCTTTCATAGTTCGTGTCATGTTAGTTACGAGTTCTCTTCCCACCACTTGTCGTATGCTTCGTCATATGCTTTCTCGGCATCCTTAAATGCTTTCTCGGCATCCCTCATTGTCTTGTCAGCGTCACACACGCCAGCCCATAGCGTCTGCTCTGTAATGCCAAGCAACTCGTTCCAACACTCAGGATGTGTTCCTGTCAAGACCTGCTCTCGTAAGGCTGGTGACAAGGTTGGGTAGCACTCTTGGATGAGTGAGCCTGCCCAGCGTAGGTTCGCACCGTATTCAGCATCTTCGGCTGGCATGACTACTTCCCCGATGTCGCCACATATGGGGCACTTTTTGGTCATTACTATTATTTTTTCACCACTCATGCTTGTCCTCCTATTGTTGTCCTAGTTACATCGTAGCACACGTGGGTAAATGTTCCACGTGGAACATTGACTACTCTTCTGCGTAGTTACTCACACATGAGTTGTCATTACCAATGCCACCACGAGAGTTATTACCGCTAACATTACCGCCAGCAGTATCTAGTAGTGTCATCACGTGCCAGCCGTACTCACATATGTCGGTATCTACTACCTCACCTGTCCGAGCCGATGTTTCTATCTCTCGTGCTTCTTTGTCAGTATGTAGGTCGTCCGTATCCACGAGCCATACGTTTTGTGCGAATAGCACCTTGCCTGTAACCCCACAGATAAATACTTTCATGACTGTTCTCCTTTAGTGTTTAGTACACGCACAAAACGATATCGGCACATATTCCCCTGCCTGAGTAGTTCATATATCGCATATCTTTTCAGTCCTCGTGTGCCTCTTACTGGGGTAGGCGCATGACAGCCTATCAGGCAAAGAAACGTATAAAAACTGTTGTACGTGTACTAATCACTAAATGGTAACTCTAACTGTTCGTATGTCGGTTGGGGGAATACATCCTCAGTATACACATCGCTTACGTCTACATCTCCGTAATCCCAACCTGTCCACAACTCTAGCCGTTCGTAGTCAATAGTGACTACACCATCCACCACCATATCCCTAGCCTCTTCTGCGGTAGGTGCGTATACACGGAAGTCATACATACCTGATAGCATCACAGGCACGTGCCACTCAAATAGTTGCCCTTCTTCATTGTTATTAGACATTTGCTTCTCCTTCGTACTGGTCGGTCTCTACTGTAACTGTATAGTCTGTATCGTCCTTGTATGGTACTGCTGTAATGAAGTAGCCAAGACGGTTAATCCAATGGTATCCGTTAATGATATACGTGCCACCATCACCACCTATGAGTGTCCACACTTTGTTAGTATTGCGAACAACCATAACAACTTCATGCTCTGCGCCGTATGTCTCAAACATCGTTCCAGTAAATGAAGCGTCATCGTCTAAGAAGTTAGTAATGGGGCGATATGTGTCTTCCCATGTATCCACAGAAGATATCTCTACAATGTGGTTGTCCATTATATCTCCACCCCATCTTCGTCCGTCATTTTCATGTCGTGGCGTGATACTGGCGAGCGCATGTCCTCATATACCCACTCATTTACCATCTCCCAAATGTCCTCATCTGAGGCATCGCTGTCGTTCATCTCATTTAGTTCTGTGCGGATTTGCTCCACGTCATACGTAAATGTCCTTGTTGCGATGATGTATTTGTTTTTCATGCTTACCTCCTTGTTGTTGTCCTGTTTATATCGTAGCATGTTCCACGTGGAACATTGTTAGGCTAAGTCAAACCCCAATATCTCTCCGTTGTCTGAACCCATAGCCTGCGAGGCTGGGTCAAGCCACTCTTCCATTAGGTCTTCGTACGTTGTGTAGTAGTAGATATCCAAGTCGTCAGTACCATTACTGTCTAGCCCTGTGTCTTCATCAAACTCCCCAAACGAGAAGTAGTTGGTTGTCACTTCGTCATTGTTAAACACGTCTATGTATGTGACGTATGCTCCGATAGGTTTGCGCTTATCGCTCATGGTTCTACCTCTATGTACTGATATTTTCCTTTCCACATGTCTCGTTCCTCTTGTAGCCGTTCCACTTCGTCACACAACACATCAACGATGCTGGCGTGTACGGCTGGGGTAGGTACGTACTTCGTGCGCACAGTCTCGGCAAATAGCCTGCCTTCGGCAACAATGTCTACACTCGTTTCACTCATGCTTCTTGTACACTCCATGACGTACGTGGGAGTAGGGCTTCTGCCTTTGCCAACCACTCGTTGTATGAGGTAGGTGTAATCCTAAAAGCGTGTGCGTCTGCTGGTGGTGTAGTCGGACAATGCTTGCCCTCTAACACGCTCGTCAAACGATGAGTTTGACCACCCTGCGGAGTTGTCACGTTATTGCCACCACTACTCAGGTAGATTAAAGTCATACGGCGTGGTTGTCCGTTAGGCAAGTTCTTTGTGACGAGATGGAGTACGTAACGTGTAATCATTACACCCCATCCGTATCAAGAACAGTAATCTCTACATCTTTGTAGAGGGTAGCCGAGTTAGAAAAGGCTGTCATCCCTCCCCAATGAGAGAGTTTGTAGCCTGAACGTGCGCCATTATTGACCCTTGCTTGTAACTTAGCAAGTGACCATGCCTTTACAATGCGGTAACGGCGAACCGTAATCTGCTTTGTCTTAAAGACTTCTTCACTAATGTCTTCTGTCTCACTAATGTCTATTGACATTTTATCCTCCTAGTTGTTGTCCTGTGTACAGCGTAGCACATGCCTAACAATGTTCCACGTGGAACATTTAGTAATCGTCATAACGGTTCAGTATGTACATAACTATTGCCATAGCCATACACGCTAAGCCAAACCCTCTAACTAATATCATCCACATACTTCTTCCCTTCTACTTCTATTCCGTAGTGCTTTAAGCCCTCTTCTAGTTGTGTCCATGTGTCTAGCGGTAGTGTACTCACGTACAGTACGTTCAGCAGATACGCACACTCTAGTATGTGTAGAGATGGTGCTAGGTACTGAATATCTAGTACAGTCCACCTCTTACTCATCGCACTTTCCATTTAAGGAACTTTATGTAATCTTTTTTAATGCGCTCCTCGTTCCTTGCCTTATTTGTTTTAGCGGTTCGGTTAAAGAACACACCAGCCCATATTCCGTATTCTTCATTGTTTTGGAAGGCGGTAGTAAAGCACTCGTGAGATACAGGGCACTTAGCGCATATGTTTTTTGCTTCTTTGACCGATGTTCCTCTAGGATGCCCCCTCTTTATCTCAGGGAAGAACACCGTATGGTCATAGTCCTTACAAGAAGCGTGGTCGTACCAAGTGTCGTATTTAACTAGTGCTGTCATACCCCAACTAGTTCCTCAATAACCTTCAGCACCGCTAGGTCTTGGGCTTCCACTTTGCCTGTGATGGCGTTAAACATGTTGCGCTCAACCTTGTTCTCTTCTTTACCTACTACGTGCTGTGCGTACGTGTTAAAGGCTTGTAGAACTCCCAGCGCAGTACCCGCAAACGGCGCAACACGTGGGTCGTTCTTGTACATCTCACGCATGCGCTCTTGCTTGTTCTCTACACGAGATACTGCCTGCTTTGCTACATCGGGATTAAGGCTAATTGGCATTAACCTTTGTACTATTGCTTCCCACTCACGGTCTGTAACCTTGACATTGGAGTACTTTAGTACCTCTGCCACAATGTCATCTGTCATCGCATGTACGAAGCCCAATGCGTCACGTACAGACTGTAACTTCATCGTGGAGTTCTTGCTGTGCCTTGCCCTAAATTGTTCACCATCCTCACGCAGAGCGTAGGCTAGGAGGTTGTCACACTCAACACGAGTAGCAACCTTCTTAAAGGTTGTGCTAATACTACCGTTGTGTGAGGTAGTAGCGAGAAGCATTGGGCGAACGGTAAAGCCGTCCAGTACCTTAATGCTTTCGGGCATCTCAATGCTTACAAAGGCTACTGCGCCATTTTTAAGTAAGCCAGCCGAGCCAATGTTCAGGTCATCGTCAATGAGGTGTGACAGACTGTTAATCAGCCAGTCCTCATACTGGTGGATAGCGTAACTATCCTTAAACATGCCGAGTACCGCACCGTTGTCTGAACGAACGATGGCTTTGCGGTCAGGCTGTGAGTGCCACGTGCCATTTACTTGTACCGCTACTTCTGCTTCTTGTGCTTTCCAGTTAAACAGGTCGCTAAGTACATCACCGACTGGAATTGCGCCTGCGTAATGGTTAGGCTTTTCGCCTTGTTCTGACTTACGATAATGCCATGACGTGCCACGCTTATCTGTGAACCCTATTTTACAGTAGGTGTTTAGCCACTTAAATGTTTCTTTGCTCATGTTGTTCTCCTTGTCGTTGTTATGTCCAAGCGTACCATACGCTTAAAGTTAATCCCTTGCTTGTGCGTCAAACTCATAATCACGCATTTTGATATCCTGATTTAATACCATGTCGTGCGCTAATCCACACGCTTCTTCTTCATCAACTGCCGTGACATTGACGGATGCCCAAATGCTCACCCTGTAATCTGTCATGTTGTCCTCCTCCCTCTTATTGTTGTCCACGTTCACAGCGTAGCATATGTTCCACGTGGAACATCTAGTACTCCTGAAGCATATCTTGTAGTAGTTGTGCGGTCATTGTGCCAGCGTCAGCGTTTAGGTTCTCAGCCCAACCATCCATTGTGGCACTCGTCACTTGTGACTTCTGATTAAGTAGTGCCCACATCCTCATATCCATCGTGGGCTTCTTCGTATCTACTGCGGTTATCCACCACGCCACGATGGGATAAGGCTGTCCAATGCGATGACACCTGTCCTCTGCCTGCTGTCCTTCGGCTGGTGTGTAAGTCATCTCAGCGAGTACCACGTTGCTCGCACAAGTTAGGTTTAGCCCACTCCCTGCGCTTTGGTACTGCCCAATGAATACCTTTGCCTCGCCCTTCATAAACTTCTCAACCCTCTCTTCCTTCTGCTCAGGCGTAGAGCCACCTGCGACTACAACTACTCCGTAATCCTTTAGGGCTTCTTTGATACCCTCTATGACCTTGCGATGGTAGGCGAATACAACTACCTGCTCATCTTCTGAGAGCAGAGACTTGACGTGTTCTACAACGCTACGTATCTTTGCTATTCCCAATATCTCACGCAACTTATTCATGCGTGTAATAATCTCTGCCTTGCTCGCACGTTGCCATGCGTCTTTACCGTAGTTACTAAATACCCATAGCAAGAAGTCATCCTCTGCTTTGCGGTAAGTAGCCATCTCACTTGCCGATAGTTCTACGTCTATCTGCGCTCGGCGCTTTGGTGGCAAGTCGGACAGTACATCTTCTTTCCTGCGCCGTACCATACATGTGCCACGTAGTTTAGTGTTTAGTTCGGTAGTGTTCGTTGCGCCGTTCTTGTTTACGAAGCCGTTTACAATGCGGTAATCGCAGTACCTCAACAAGAACTGCTTACGACTTCCAAAGACACTATTTAGCCTTCCAATAATGGATAGTGGCGATAGTAATTCTGACGGACGATTTGGAGTAAGTGTGCCTGACATCAACATGATTATTCCGTCAGTTGGGATGCTTTGGGCAAGATACCTCACGCCCTTTGTGCGCCCTGCTTTCTCGTTCTTAATAGAGTGCGCCTCGTCTACTATCAACGCTGTGAACTTGTCTTTAAGTGCTAATGCCCAATAGTTGATTACGCTATCGCTAATAACTAGTACGTCTGACTTGCCAATGCCATATGGCTTGCGCCCTGTGACTGTCACGGTCTTTAATGATGGCGCAAACCGCTTAATCTCTTTTAGCCATTGTAAGCGTAAGTGCGATGGGCACACGATGACAGTTCTACCACCATGTAGTTTTACGTCTATCGCCACAGCAATAGCCTGACACGACTTGCCCAAGCCCATCGCATCACACAACAGCGTGCGCCGAGCCTTTAGCGCATACGATACGCCAGCCTTCTGAAACTCCATTAGCGGTAAGGCTAAGTCAAACGGTAGGCTGGCGGTATGCGCCGTAGAGAGTGCTAGTAGTTCTTCACACACCTCAATGACCTTCGGAGTGCGAGGTAGCCCGACAATAAACATCTCTAGGCTTTCCATTAGTGCTACGCAGTTCCAATTTATCAGGGGTAACTCATGTACCTGTGGACAGTCAGCACTCGTATGGAACGTATCCCATCCACCAGCGTTAAATACGTATAAGCCGAGACCAGCGAGTACGTCTTCATTACACAAGACGCACTTACCTTTCTTGGTATTTACCAAAATGCTCGTGCTACTCATTGGTAGGTGCGCTTGCGAAGTCGTCCTACTTACTGGCAACATCGTAATGTAACCAACGTCACACGTTAAGCCTTCGTGTTACCTATGACCTCATGCCACTTATCTACACCATGACGGATGTCGTATCTCTTGACCAACTCAAACAATTCGTTACCTTCATCACTACGAAGTTGTGCGCTACCACACAACTGCTTTAGATGGCGCGACCAATCAACGGGCTTCTTGGCAATTCTTCCTGCCTTAATTGTGTTGTGTAGCGCTACGTACGCTGGCGTTTTAGACGCAATCCAAGGGATACCGCTTGCGGAATACTCTAGAAGTTTTATTTCGGATTTAGCATGGTTAAACGCGCAGTTGCGTAACGGCGCAAGCCCTATGTCCATCGTCAGCAAACTTGGGTAATCTTCTGCGTCGGTTGCTGGCTTTGTCTTAACTGCGCTTAGTGGAACACCTACGGCTTCCGCAAATGTCCTTGACCCTATACGTGCCCCACTATGTAATAATGTGTATTTATGTGTGGTCGTCTTATGTGTGGTCGTTAAAATACCACGTAGTACTTCTAAGTCACCACTACGGTGGTCAGTTGAGCCAGCCCAACCCACAACAGGTACACGTTTTGTGTGGTCGTGTTTTTTGAAACGAGCAATGTCCACAGTATTAGGTACTAGCAGTACTTCACACTTTGGGTTCCACCTACTGATGCGCTCTTGTAAGTACGGAGTTGATACCGTTATTAAACTACTTGCCATTACTACACTCTTGTAATGGTAGATGTGCTCAACAGGGTTGGCTCTGGGGTGTGATGCGTGCCACGCTTGGTTGTTAGGGTCAAGCCCCCAGTACCAATCATCTACGTCATTTATTACTACTTGCCCAATTTTACGAGCCAACTTGATATGTCTATCTAAGCCCTCATTCATAATGCGTTGTAGTATCACTACATGTATGTCGTGCATGACTTTATCAGGTGTCATTATCTTAAAGCAGTTGTAGTGCCAAACAAGCGTTCCTATAATAACTTCATGTTCTAGCAGTGGCAAGTACTGCCCAAGACGTGCCCAGCCTGCACCACCCCAATGGACCTTCCCATCAGAGGATTGTTCGGCTGATATGTAGTCTCCCGATGCTACCCCAACGAGCATTACTCGGTGTCGGTTACTTGGGTGGTCGCCCTTTTCCAAGTGCTCTTAAATGCCAACAACTCGTCTTTGTCCCAAATTGGGGTAGCCGCTAAAGTTGCAACTGGTGGTGGGAAGTCTAGACGTTTGCGAAGGGTGTGGATGCGTTGCTTCAGTACACCTAAAGTGACTGCTGCTTCAGCAGTTCCGCAAAGGTTGGTTGAATCTATTAACATATTGTTCTCCTGTGTGGTCGTGTTTCTTGTTTACTATGTTACATGCCCCAGTGGTTAAGTCCACCGTTATCTAGCAAGTATTTTGCTACTTTTAGGTTGCAATCCAGGGTTAATAGGGCTGATATGTCTTGTTTACAGACGTTTTTAGTAACCGTAACCCATGACGAGTTTACCTGCAATAAGCCAGAGTCATAGGACCTATCTTTGTTTAGTGCCCATGTCATGTTGCCATTCTTGTCCCATTTTGCATTGATAGCCTTTATCCGACAACGGCTCTCGCGGTAAGCAATATACGAAAAGGTGCTCACTGGCTCAAGCCCATAGTTTTTGAAGGCTTCCTCAAATTGTGGACAAGACTTCTCTACGTGTGTGTGCTTGTTAGTCTTTACCACGGTTGGTGTCTCTGGTAGTGCTACCGTTACCACTGCTAAACGTTCCACAATAATCCTTGGTTCTATTACGCTAATCATGTCAGCGGTAATAACCGTTTCCTTTACGCTCTCTTCGTTCGTACTTATGATTACTGTCCCAATTAGTATGTAAATAGAAATTATCCAATAGCGTATCAAGTGTGTCCTCCTCAATAGAGTTATAGAAAAAACCGTAACAAGTTTTTGAGAGTGCCTATGTTGACACACTTATTGCTGTTACGGTCTACCTCTATTATATCAAACTTACTGGAGCAACCTATACAACATTTCAAAAAGATCAACTGTGCTTGATGGCACACGATATCCAGGAATAATTGTAATATCTTTTATTTCTTTTGCTACTGCTGTATGGACTTTGGTACAAATGTCACAACGGCATCCTTGTCTATAGCGGGGTGCTGTACCATGTAATCGTAGTGCTGTTTTTTTAGGCTTTTCCTTAAAGACACTACGTTCTATGGGGGTTAATCCTCCCCACATACCCCATATTTCTGTTTTCCCAGCATTCAAACATTCTATCCACACAGGACAAATATTACAAACTTCACGAGCAATCGCATAGTATTGCTCAGGCTCATCACTTTCTAGCGGTGGGTACCAAAAATCTAAATTCTTACCAATGCACAAGGCCGAGCCTTGCCAGGCATGCGACACTACTCTTCCTTGCTGTATTCTTCAACCGTCCGTGATGATCTATATGCATTAGTTATATTTGCAACAACACTTTCCATGCTTACAACAAGATTATGCAATTTTTGTGTTTCTGTATCTTTTTCTTTTTTTAGTACTTCTACTTGGTTTTCTAAACCTCTAATGTAGTCATACAGGTTTTCCCAACCAGCATAACGTAGTTCAGTTAATGACATGACTGTCTTTTCAGCAATGTCTGTTAAGGTGTATATAGGGTCACAAAGTAAGTGGCTAGTTGTTTGATAGGCATTATCTATCCTGGTGTGCTCTTCTGCTCTGTCCTGCTCTATAGTAAAGTAGTTCATCACTCTTCATCCCTCGTTGTGCAATCCCAACCGCAGGCTGCGTAGCCAGCAAGGTCTAGCCAATGGTCTTTCTTTGTCGGTGTCCATGACAAACGGCTGACTTTTAAAAGAACCATCATTGCGGCGATGTCGTGTGGCTCTAGTTTAATGCCTTTGCGCTTTTCAAATATGCGAGATAAGTAGGACTCCCACAATTCTGATGTCAGCCTAAAGTCATCATACGGGTCTCCGTAATCGTTGTTACGGGTACCGACGACTAAATTAGAGGCGTCATGTAATAGAACTTCCCGCTCGGTTTTACCTCTTTTTTCACCCATGATATCTCCCTGTTGTTTACCTTTTCTATAAGTGTAGCAAACTCTAATAAGGATTCCGCTCTTCTAGCGTTTTCTTTATGACGATTCCATGGTTGGTTACGTAGTACTGATATAACACCAGCGTTTTCTAATTGCTCATAGTACTCAACATGGTCATCAATCATGGCTGACTCTTGCTCTGCTACGTGTGACAGTATCGCTTTATCGTGCGTAAAGAATAGGTGGTCTGGCGTTAGTCCATGTGTTACTAACCATTGGGCTGTCTGTGCCCAAGCAGTATGTGGTCGTGATGTAATGACGTGTACTTTGACACCTAACGTACGTAGCAGTTCCCAGGCTTCTTGAGAACCTTCCATAGGTACTTCATTAGCAAAGAGGTTATGGGTTACTGGGCCTTCCTCAAGCATCTTTGTAAAATTATCTGATGAGATATCCCACTCTTTATAAAACGTCCATGTTTGTGGGTCTGGGTAGTCTCCATCCCCCAATACATCTTGGCAGTACTTTCTAAAGGCTGTTGTAAATGGGTAGACAACCCCATCTAAATCAATACCTACATCAGTTATGTGTCGGTGTTCGTGCTTGGCCACTTAATAATCCCATTTCTGTCTAATAGTTCCATTTCGATGCGAGTAGATGAGTGTACCAACTTATTATTACATATGGGGTTGTACTTATTGCTTATTACTGAAACCGTGCCTCCACACAAGCCACAAATGTAAGTATAAGGTAACTTCTTTTTCGGCATTATGCATCTTCGTCCATGTCTAGTACTTCATTATAGAACCTCTCTGTAGCCGCTGGCCCTATCCCACCTAATGGCATGGGATTAGCAACTTCCGCAGCCCGTGAACCAAATAGCCTAGACAGTACGCCGCTAGAACCACGAGCCTCTACTTCAAACCTAACCATATCACGGGTATCTGTAATGTTCCTAAACTTGTCTACCATGTCAAAGACTCTATCCATCTCTTGTGATAAAGCGGGGTCAAGTCCTTGCCCTTCTATCTCTTCGGCAAACCGAGCGAACATTACTCTACCTACTTGCATCTCTAACAGTGCCCTCAAAGCACCCTGCAATTGTTCTTTGGTACGAATCTCTATAGGCAACTTATATGCACATTCAGCATTTTCCTTAAATGCAGGACATTTTGGGGCGAGATAACAATTATTGCAGTGCCTCAATAAGTTGTTTTCATAGCGCATTATCTTAATATTTTCAGGAGCGATTTCTATGGATTCTCCATTGCTATCAACGGTTTGAGAGCCAACCGATGTAACGGAGTCCACCCCCATAACGGGCAATAATAGACGCTCTCTTTCGTGCCGCTTTTCTGGAAGTGGTACAACAATACTTCCCCCCCTAGAAACCGCATTAGTGCTAGTTGGGTATTGTGCTGGTATAATTGTTATGTCACCATTATTGGTTACTTCGTTATCATCACTATTCGTAGTTTTCACTTGGTCATAGCCCCCAAAAACTCGTTGTTCATAACTCTTCCAAGACTTGATCGCTAGTGCACCAACAGCGTCAACTTCGTCTGCCATTACGCTCTCATAGGATATACCCAGGCGTTCGATGTCAGCCCGATGCCGCCTTCTTGCAGAGTCTTTTTGTTGTGCAGGGTATCTGCGAAGGCCATGTCCAGTCCATACTTGGGTCTCCCCATAGCGTACAGCACTAGTCCATGAGTTAACCAAAACGGCTTCCCACTCAATCTTTTCAATATAATCAGGTTTAGATGTAATCCCTAATAGGGTTGCATTCCAACGTTGGGCAATAGCATTAATCTTATTGGGCTGGTGTTGGGTCAAAGCCTTGTCGCTAATAGCCACCTTGCCATACCTCTGACAAAGGTGGTTGAAGCGTTCCAAATCAGTGCCATCGTTCCAGATGGGGATATATTTACTCCCTAACCACTCTCCATTATAGTCAGGCCTACCAAGTACATACGTTAAGTCATCGGCGTTCATCCGTAAAAAGGAGTCTAGTCTAGAGATATCCTCATCATTTTCTGACGTATATATAAGGATTTCACCGCCGTTAAACTTTTCTTTTAGGTCTACTAACTTCTTTTTAGGGATGTTAAAGTGGGTTAAGTTGATGCCATAGCGAGTTACCCCACAGGTCTTAAGCATTGAAGCATACATGCTCTTTTCAGCACCACCAAAAAACAGTTGCATAATTAGCAGCCTGGGGCAATGACAATAATGGGTGTTTGCTCCCCCACCCAAGCCCCTACGCAGTTAAAATCTATATACTCCATTGCTTCTTCCTCGTCCATTCCGTCACGCTCAACGCAGACCGTCACCATTTTCTCGTAGTCATATACGGCTAGGCAGGGTTCATTTAGTCGCCGCGCAAAGCCAATAAATGCTCCGTCAAAGCCATCCATAAGCAGTGTGCTTTCTCCCATGTCTTCTAACACTGCCTCAATGCCCTCTCGCGTCATTGGTATCATTCTTTCCATTCCCGTTCTGCCTTTTTAAGGGCTTGGATGTCCAGTTCTTCCGACAGTTTATCCCACCCTACTATAGTACGCTCTTCTTCCCATTCAGGCCTAATGGTGTACGGCATAGATACCATTAGTGTAGGGATGCCATCTTTCAGCACTTTAGCAATAGTTTCTGCGTCCTTATCTATAAACCAATCAATCTTAGTATGGATGGCGTTATGTAATTAAAAATATAAAAATAAGTCATGATGCTTGTTTTGACACAATATCATTAATTAATACGCAAATGCGACCATTGTAAGCACCAAAGAATAGATTCCAAAGTTTTCTACCGTACTTACTTGGTTGGCTTGCGCCAATCTCTTTAGCCCTATTGGCGATGACTTCAAAAGTAATGATTACCATTAGTCGTACAACCCCAGTTCTATTCTTTCCCTGTGGGTGTAGTACTCTGCTGCTGGGCAGTAATAACATAGGTACTGTAGTTTGTCTTTTGGTACCCCTGTCTTACGTCCAATGATTTTAGCGTCAATGCGCCAATCAATGCACCCATGCTTTGGGCGATTATGCCGACTGTAGCACTTAAGTGCATCCACCTTAAGTTCATCTCGATAGTCTTTAATGTAGACATCGTGGTCTTTTAGTTTATTTGTGAGAATTGTTTCCATATCCAGTTTTTTAGCAGTTTCGGCATCCGTACGAAAAATAGATGCTTTACAGGCTTCTGGGTTTGGGACTTGGGCATTGTGGCGGTTACATATCTCCCTAAGTTCCATATCGTATTCGCCTGGTCCATCGTAAGGGCGCAATTTCCACATAGTTCCGTGTGTTTTGCACACCAATAGGCGGTAGTCGTCACTAGCCATATGCTACTCCAATCATTTGTTAACCTCTTTGTATGTCTATTCTTTTACTTCTTCATTCCCTTGTGCCCTCAGACTATCATCTAAACCTAGTCCTAAAAACTCACCAGTGTAAGGGTCTTCTAGATATGTAAATGGTCTTGGTGTGCGCCCTTTTGAACCTGTTTGACTTCCTTTTGCTACCCTAACTAGGGAACCTCTTTTACTCCTTACCTTGGGGTCAAATGCGTCTAATCCCGTTGGATGCCACTCGTACACTCCACCAATACGAGGACGCTGTGGACGACGACGTACGTCTTTGGATGTGTCTCGACCGTCTCTAGCAGGCATGTGACTATTATACCGTATCGCCCTTGGCATCAAGTTCTTTGTTTAGCATTTCTGCGTGGGCTATGGCTTGCCATTCATGGGGGTAATCATAAACAACTGGTCCTGTATGACGTTTCCCACTACCTAAGACCGCATGCATACTTACACCCCATAATTGCCCAGTGTCTTTTGATTCAAAGCGGGCATTATCATTACGGTAGTCTCTTGTGTATTGCCATTGTCGTGGCTTTGGTGGCACCTCAACAGGGTGATGATAGTACCTACCCATTTTCTTATCTGGTGTCATGTCTGTTCCCATACTTCTGGGTCATGTTCAGTTTGGGCAAAGTTACTTCGAGAAAGTTGGTTTCGTAACTTGCCTTGATGCTTTGATGTAGTCCTACTATACTTTACTGCGGGTACTACCCAAGATGATGCACCCATGGCATCTCTGGTGCGCCAACCAATTGGCGTAGAATACGAATGAACTACTGCTTCTGTATCTCCCTCTTGAAGTGACGCAATATAGCGATGTGCCAATCTACCTGATGATATATCAGGACTAACGGAACCTTGTTGTGAACTGGTGTACCTTACTGAATGCTGTCCTGGTTGGTGTCCGCCCACTCCACCAGCCCGTAGGTCTACAATACCACCACTAGCGGCGTGTTGCATCAATACATCTGTTGAGACTCTCCTACCCCTAGTCTGTGTCCGTGACCTTGCTGGGCGGCTTATAGGCCTGGACCAACGCGCTTCAGGGTGTAGTCTTGCAATACCATACATCTCATTGTAATCGTCACGGCCTTCTGCGCTATCATCAAAAGTAGAGCCTGGAGCGCCGTGCCTCGTTGTGTATATTGGTTGTGCTGTACCTGTTAATGGTGGGCGACGCGATGGTGAAGTGGAGTAACTGGTCTCTGGAGCGGCACTAAACCTACGCATAATTTCTGTAACGTCCTCTGGACTAGACGGAG